ATTTATGGTTTTTTCACTATATGAAGTAAAGAATGAATTTGGAGCTCGCCATAAAAAAAATGCAGAGGATATGCAAGAGGTAAAGATACTTCTCGCAGAAATTAAGTTATTATTAAGGGAGAAAAAATGAGTAATCACAAGAAAGACGCAATTAGCCCAGATGGGAACTTTGCTAATTTTATGATGATGCTAGTGGCAGCACCAGTAGTTATGGCTTGGGTAGGACTATCTATATTTTTGGTAACGATGGCATTTCGTCATCCCGAGATAGTAGAGGATATAGAATCTTATAAGTCAGTATTACTGATTATAGGTTCGCCAGCATTAGTTATTATCTATAAAGTACTAGAATTATGGACAGCTCAACAAAATAGTCAAATTGAGCAGACACGGAAAGGTACATTCAGGAACGGCCACGATGACGATGAAGAAGAGTTACTGGACAAACTTAAGAAGCTAGACTAAGAGAGTGACCGAAACATTTATATGTTAGGGTGACCTATTTTGGTTAAGGAGATTATTATGGCCCAATTACATAAAAGAGAAAAGCCTGCATTACCTTTAGACAGGCACGGTAATCCAATATTACCTGCAAAGAAGGAGAAAGTTGTAAAAGTAAAAGCACCAGCTAAGAAAGCTGCATCAAAAAAGAAGGCTAAAAAATGAATGATTTAGAAGTAGCAAAGTTAGCAGAACAAGTAGAAGGACTACACGAAGTGGTAGAAGCTCTAACTGAAGGGTGCGGTTGCAATTGCAGTTGCAAAAAGAAAAAGGGGAAATAAATATGGTAGAAACCAAAAGAGAATACAAAGAGACCCGTGAAAAAAGAGATGACGACGATTTATTTTTAGGCGGCAGAGCACCTACTATTAATGTAGATGCAACGGAAGATAAAGCTGCATTTGTGAAAGCACCAGCAACATTATCGTCTGGCGGAAACGCAAGTAGCTCGACTTAAAAATGGCAAGTTCGTTACTTCAAGGAGTTGAAGACACAGCTAAAGAGTGCGTAGTATCGATGAACACAGCTATTGATGGTGTAATTGTCACAAACGTATTTGCTCAAGGGATAATTAAAATAGGTTCCAGTGAATACCGATATTATTTTATTTATAATTAGGAAGTGATATGATGGCACCTAAAAAGAAAAAACTAACCAAAAAACAAAGAGTTGCTCGTAAAAAACCGGGCGGTTCCAATGTTGGTAAGTATAAAGGAGTGAAGGCCTTTGCAGGACCATCAGGGGGAGCACCCGCTGGTAGTTACCCGATTAATACATTAGCACGTGCTAAGTCAGCTATTAAGTTAGCTCATAATGCACCACGACCTGCTGGTATAAAAGCTGCAGTATATAGAAAGTATCCGGGTTTGAAACCCAAATCAAAAGGAAAGAAGAAAACGAGAAAGAAGAAGAAGTGATGGAAGATAAAGTAGAACATTATTTACAAAGACTACGGCAACGTATAGGTGAAGCTGAATATGAACGTCACAAAGAACTTGTTCGCCTTCTGGCGAGAAATCTTACTCTTGAAGACCTGCTGTGGGAAGAAGTTTCTTTATATATTCGGGATGTTAACAAGAGAACAAAGTTATTGCAGCAGAGAAACTCTATTGTTAGGGATATTCATACTGAGTTCCGTGCTCTTAATATTGAAATACCCACTTTGGTAGAAGAGAAAACCGAGAATTTTATGAATTTTTTAGGAGATTTAGATGACGACACCAGTAATGAACCAGACGAAGGAACTGAAAGCGGCTCTGACGAGTCATAATAAGTTCGATTCACGCAATTTAGAGATTTTCTTCGAAGAAGTCCGAAAAGATGAAAAGAAGATGGAAAAACTAGTGCGGGTCTTTTGTGAAACTTACTTATTGGACGCTCAACAACGTCCTTTGCGATTAAGACCACTCCAAATGAAGATTATTGTGATGGCTTTGACATTTCCAGAAGGGAACCCCGAAAAACAGCGCAAACTTGCTATATTAGCCCCTAGAGGAAGTGGTAAATCGTGGGCTTTATCAGTAGCATCCGTTATTTTTATGTTTTTTAAGCGATTTAGGGACCTTGTTTTTATTTTAGCACCTACAGAAGACCAAGCTGCCCTGATTTTTAACTACGTATACCGTCATTTTAAGGATAACCAGTTCTTAGATAGCTTGGTTTCGAATTACAAATTACACAATAAACCCCATATCAAGATGAAAGGGGGTACAATACTACGTAGGGCACCTGTAGCGCCTTCAAACCAAGGACAGTCTATTCGAGGGCAGCACCCAACACTTTTAATAGTCGATGAGTCACCATTAATAGCAGACGAATTGTTTGTCGATAATGTTGAACCGTGTATTGTAGCAAATAAGGCACCGTTCATCAACCTTGGAACGCCCAAAACTAAAGAAAACCATATGCATCGTTATTTGTATGATGAAAGATATGAGGATTCCTTTACTCGACTACAATATACGTGGAGAAATGCCATAGTCAAGGGAGAAGCTTATTCAGCTCCTTATGATGAAGAGGAAATGTTAACTAAAATGATGGAATGGGGAGAAGACTCCCTGCATTGGAAAACAGAATACGAATGTGAGTTCGTGGAAAGTATATCAAATGTGTTTATTCCAGAAAAATTGAGAAGATGTTTCGATGACTATACGCTCCTTACCCAAGAATCCGATGACGATGGCCGAGAGACAGGTAATAACAACACTGTCGCTGTTGACATTGGGAAGTCTGTTAATTCTACTGTTATTTCTGTATGGCGTACTGAAAAACTGGACGATGGGAATGTTGCACGACTTTTATATTTGGAAGAAATCGGGCCCAAGTCTGGAGGCCACGATATCCCTTATCAACGACAACGGATTATGTCTGTCGCTGATACTTTTAACGCCGCTCGTGTTATTATCGATGCAACTGGTATTGGAGGTGCTATTGAACAAGAAATAAGGGTGGAATGTATACCCCGAAGTATGCATTTCTTACCTTTTGTGTTCACAGGAGGACCCCGAGGGACTAAAACCTATGGTTATCGTGATTATGTATCATTTATACAAAAAGGTGCTGTCAGAGTGCCGAATATTGAGTTACAGGAAGGAAAAGCCAAGAAATTAATGTGGAAATGGTATAGAGAGCACGTAGATTTGGAATATGTGATGGATTCTACCCAAAAAACCGAGAAAATATCGGCTCCGAGTGGAAAACACGACGATTATTGTGATAGTAGTATGCTAGGGGTCCATTCAGCTCTTTCTATGCTTCCAGCAAGCGCTACTTTAACATCTGTAACGGTTAGGAAAAAGGGAACTGCAATGTCACGTGGGAAAAATAGTAGAACGGGATTAGTGACCACCGGAAGGAGAGTTTCGAGCCCTAATAAAAGATTTATGCGTGGTTTATAAGCATAACTTTAAATATTACAGCAGAGTATTTATTATTTGATACCAATGGGTCTTGGTGATAGAATACGCCGACTTTTCGCTGTTACGGGCAGTAATCCGGTCACTCCGGAAGATGTTCCACGTAGTTTTGGAGAAGGCGTTATAAGAAGGTTAAAACTTTCCCACTCTCAAGGAATGAGAAATTATGAACAACATATAGGGGACAATAGAACCTATATGAACGTTTATTTATCAGACCCAGTTGTACGTTCCTTAATCGACCTTCCTTGTCTATATGCCGTGAAAGACGGTTTTGATATCGTTACAGAAGATAAGGAGTTAAGAGAAGAAATTGAAGAAATGTTTGTCAATATTAATATTGATATGACAATTTACGGTTGGCTACGCAATGCTCGAATTTTCGGTTCGGGATATTTAGAATGGACCGGAGACAACCTAGTTCTTCGTTCTTCCCAAAATATGTACGTAAAAAGGAACGAACACGGTCAAGTGATGTGGTATTACCAATCTGTAGGTGCAGACCAAGAAGATGTGCGATTTGAACCTGATGAGATTGTAGAATTACAAAATAACCCATTTGACGATTATGCATATGGACTTTCTGATATCCATACCATTTTATACTTAGTAGACCTAAAAGATTATGCAGAGCGTGATATTGGAGCAGCTCTGAATAAATATGCGGTCTCTCGTTTCGACATTTCCTGTGGGTTGCCTGATATGCCCTATGGCCCTGATAAGATTAATGAAATTGTTGAAACTTTTAATACTTTAGAACCCGGTGAAGATATAATTCACGGGAACGATATTGAAATTAAAGATATGGAAGGTACTGACCGTGCTTTCGAATATGGTAAATATACTGATGATTTACTAGATAAAATACATATGGCCCTGAAAGTACCTCGAACAATGTGGTCTAATCCAGCAGAGGCAAGACCCATTTTTGAACCTTACGTAAAATATCTACAGAAAGCTGTAGAATCTTCGATTAATTCACAACTTATGCCACAATTAGGTGACGCAAGATTTGTATTCCGCTCTCTGAATGTAGAAGATGCATTCACTAAAGCTAAGACCGATATGATTTATCTGTCTGAAGGAGTACTTGCATCATCCGAAGTTAGAGCTGAGAGAGGATTAGACCCTGATGGAACTGTTGAGATTATGCCTACCGAAGCTAATGTTAACGTTAGTGGCGGAAAGAATCAAGATAAGAAGGAAGAAGGTCGCAGAACAGAACAAAGACTTTCTAAGAACAAAACAGGGAACAAGAGAAAAAAGAGTGCGAAAAAGGTGGTCGTATGAGTACATTAGAAAGGTGTGTATTAGAGTTAGGTCCCCGACTAAAAAAGAGGGGAATGTCAGACCACGACAATATGGCTCGTGGAATGTGCCTGATGTGGGCAGAAGAAAATGGTCAAGAAAAGGAATTTGGAATCACTAACACTGAAGAGACCCAAAGAAAATTTGCTTTAGATTTCAAATTAGATGTTGAGAAGATTAAGGAAGTTTCTGGTAAGAACGATTTATGGGAGTTTCCAATTAAAGCTATTACATCTGGTCGTCACGACTATGAAGTTGATGGCGATGACCATAAGGTTTTCATTGAACCTGCTATCCTTAAGGAAAGTTTGGATGCATTTAATGAATTGCCTATATATTACACTCATCAAAGAACGCCTGAAGATTTAATCGGAAAGGCAATCAATCCTCAGATTGAGGAGTTAGAAAATGGAAAGATAGCTGTAACAATGTTAGCTCAAGTATTTGAGCCTACAGAAAGAACAGCTGAAGTGATTGAAAAAGTTAAAGACGGTGACATCACGCACGTCAGTATAGACTGGTTTTCGAAAGATGTCGATGTTATGGGTGATTCATATGCCACTAACATCAGGCCGGTTGAGGTCTCGTTTATTGATAATGAGATAGCAACACCCGTCTGTGGGGAATGTACGATTGACACGAAATGTGGTACACATACCGAAAGAGAATTTGCAGCCAAG